GGTGTCGAGTGCTTCGCTAATTGTCATTGTTAATCTCTTCGTATTCACTCAGGTCGATGAAGTTCTCCAAGAAATCTGCGCCGAATCGCTGGTACTCACGTCCGCCATCCACAAAGATGGCCCCGCAATTACACTCAACGAAATCATGGACACTCTTGGACTCGATGATGTCCCCACAAGCCCTGCATTGCGCCTTGTTAACAAGCAGGCGGCGGTCGGGAGTGTGTTGCTCGTCTCCCCACCAGTCCGGCTTCCCCGGATAGCCGGTGTAACAGCCCTTGCAGCACCCGTCGCAGTGATGACGACGGACAACCCAGTCTTGCGTCTTGGGATCGTCAGGGTCCGGGTGAAAGAATCCATGAGGGCATTCGCGCTCCATGAGCACAGTTCCTCTGCGCCCGAAATGTTGCGGGAAGGAAAGCATTGAGTGTGCAGAGGGGTTGTGAATGCAGCAGATTGAGCCAGCACAAACCGCTGGAGAGTGAACACCCTTTATGGTACCGTTAGCAACTTGATAGGTCATTAGAACGGTGGCTCCAAGTAAGACTTCAGAGTAGCGTACGCTTCCTCTAGCGTACCGTCGTTGACCAAAACGTAGTCAGCCTCGAAGTTGATTTGATCGGAGGCATGGTCGTTCACCGGACCAACGCCGGGACGAACAATCCGAATTACCTTTCCGCCGCGACGGCTAATCTCGACGGCCTCGTTCCTGAAGCGCACATCCGGAATGACGATACGAGCACCGTGAGGACCATTGAAGAGTGTCTTAACCCAGATGTCTTCACCCAGTGCGGCGCGCCCACTTTCTGTCCCAAGTTTTTGAAGCAACTGACGAATCTCGGGCTCTTTCTTGGCCTCGTCCCATCCCTTGATATCGACAATGTTCTTGATGTGCCAGTGCCCAATGAAGTCGTCGTTGAAAAGTTCGATACGGGGATTGAGAGCGTAGAGCATTTTCTTCAGCGGGTCCGCGAAGCCGATGCGCTCATAGCCATCGTTCTTCACGAACTGCTGAGCAACAGAATCCTTCCCACTACCAGCAAAACCGGTAAACGCCAATATCTTTTCTTGCTCCAAGTACGACTTGCTCGCATCAACTCGGTAGCGCTCAAGTTTGAGTACGTTCGCAAAGTCACTCTCCAACTTGGCACCACGCGACTTCTCCCATCCGGGAATGAAAGCGATGGCGTCACATTTCAAGAGCGCGGCATAGTCGTGCTTGATGATGTCGAGATACAGCGCCTCGGTCATAACCGTGGTCTCATCGATACCTAGATCGGCGTCTAGTTCGGCGGGGGAGATGACGTTCCATCCGCCCTCACGCAGGAAGGCCGCGTTCGCGTGAAAAGCCGGATAGTTGAAATTTTCATAATTCGTCATGGGACCTGAAACGTAGATCGTCTTAGTCAACGGAAGTCCTCCGGCTTGTAGCCAAAGAAGTCACTGTCACGGATAGCATCCGATGTGAAGGCGTGACGAGGGGCGTGGTCTCGTGTGGCGTCATTGTAGTAGGCATCTCCACCTGGAATAGCTACGTCTCCGTTGAAGATACGAGCTTCGTTGAGAGTGATCTTGTTCCCATAGAAGAGGTCGTTTACCAAGTTCTCAAAACGAGCCTTCTCTTCAAGGAGTTGAGCGAGATACGAGTCGCGCTGACGCTGAAGAGTCTCCGCGCCCTTCTTGTTCTCCTTGACCGTGGCATTGAGTCCGGTAATGGTTTCCTTGTCGCGAGCACGCTTCACTCGGAGGTTGATAAGTTCCTCGTACTCCTGCTCTGTGATGAAGACCCCAGGAGAATCCTCAGCGATTTTTACGGGGGCGAAACTCCAACCAGCCCGTAGGCCTCCAAGTTGCGCACGGACCTTGTTGAGAGGGGACGCCTTTACGGGCTCGTAGAATGGCGCTACCACTATCTCCCATTCGCTCCTCTTGAGCACCACCGTCATATCGGGATCCTCGTCCGGGGGAAGGTCAAAATCGTCTCCACCAAGTATCTCGCCCATGGCCGCATAGGGATCGAACTCGGAAACCTCATCGCCGGTAGTAGCTCGCCCCATCAGCACATTATTCTGTGCATCAATGAGAGCGAGCAGAGCGTTGTCGTCTTCGAGGATTTCGAGAGTCACGTTGGCAGCAGTAAGTTGATCCAGAAGTGCGTCACGCTCCTTGGTCAGTTCTCGCCGCGAGTCCGGGGAAAGAAAGACGGCAAATACACGTCCCGTCTCTGCGTTCATAAAATCGACGGACCTCCCCAGCGTTGCCAGCCCCTCCTGATCCAAGAACTTTTCGAGTCTCCGAAACATCTTGACGATCTTGGGGTCTGTTGAAGTCTTCAGTTCCATATTTCCTCCGTTGTCATTTTCGTTCATGGGGACAGTGTAACCGGAAATCCGGTTCATGTCAACTAATCCGGAAATCCGGATCATGTCAAGTCCTTTCACGACCGGCAAGCCAATAAGTAGTTGAATCAGTGCCATTGAATTTCAGGTTGAGCCGAAACCCAGCTTTGGCAACGAGTTCTTTGGACACCAGGTGTTCCAGTGTCGTGGTGACCCTAGAGCGCATCCAATGAAACTCAGCCATTAAGTCTTCAACCGTTGCGGTCCTGTATGACAGATATTGATGTCTATTGCCAATGTCAACCAGTCGTGAGTGATCGAGATACTTCAGCATTTTTGCTGAGTCACGCTCAATGTTGTATCCAGCCATGTGATTCCCTTCTCTCCCGGCCCATCCGGGGGACAAAACAACTTTAGCACAGATCCCGTCCGGTGTCACATTCCTAAAGAGTGGATTTTCTCCAGAACGTGTGATACAATTTTTGCATGACGACTTCTAATACACTTACCACGACAAAGGTCCGAGCATGGATTCGAGCCTTCGTCGCAGCGACAGTGGGCTCAATAGTAGCCTATCTGTCGGCCCACTTCGGCAAAGTGGACGTGGGGACGTTTGCCTTTATCGGCCCCGCCGCCGCTGGTGCGTATTACGCAGCAGTAGCCTGGGCAGAAAAGCATTTCCCGAGTCTCGGGTGGTTGTTAGGAGCTCTTCCCCAACCGAAAGCAGTAGGAAGTAAAGAAGTGAAGTAACCCCGTGCGCATGAGACTGCAAGTGTAGTCATCTGTCTCATTAACAGAAATAGGCCGGGGGCGGTTCCCGGATGCGCCACTAATACCTGGTCAGACAGGTAAAAGTCTTGAAGTCCGGCAGAAGAGTTCTCTTGGGAGGGAAAACTTGGAAGTCGGATTTCTTGCATTAACAAGCCTTATCGCGAAGTGCGACTTCTCCTTTGTAACGAGAATGATCCGGGGCGGTACCGGGATTTGGCTCCAAGAAGTAAGCATTCCCTGGTAGTTCAACTGGCAGAATCCTGGTTTCGTAAACCAGCGGTAAGAGTTCAAATCTCTTCCGGGGATCGAAGAAGTAAGCATTCCGTGATAGTGATAATGGCAGCACGCCACGTTGGTAACGTGGAGGAGAAGGATCGTGACCTTCTTGCGGATCGAAGGAAGTCGGACGTAGGTATTGTGGGTCCGATATGTTGGCAGGCTGGGGTTCCTGTTGATACTGGTCTTAGTAGTTCAGCGGCAGAATTCCACCTTGCCAAGGTGGAGGCGCGGGTCCGATTCCCGCCTGAGACTCGATTGTAACATATCGTAACATTGTTCCGGGGAAACCTGTGATACAGTGTTCAAGTCGGTGGAAGTAAATGAAAGTTGCACCCTTCAGGGTATGCTGCTTCCTCCGGCACAGCATCGGGTTGTAGTTAAGTGGTATAACACCTTCCTTCCAAGTAGGTGTCGCGGGTTCGATCCCCGTCTACCCGTCGAAGTGAGCAAGAGGTTCGAAACTCGAACTCACATCACGCCATGAAGAAGTCTTGGTCTAATTAACCCGGACTACTGATGTGGGCGGTTCTCTGAATAGGGCCGTTCGGCTGGGTCTGATTCCCGGCCTTAGTGGCAACTTGCTCTATTGGTCTAGTGGAAAGGACGCCAGGTTTTCACCCTGGAGGAGATCGGGTCAGTACCGATATAGAGTACGAAGTAACATGGTGTAATGGTCTAGTTGGTTAGGACGCAGGATTCTCAATCCTGAGGCCGCGAGTTCAATCCTCGCTTACACTACGGAGAGGGAGATGAGGTTCAATCCCTTGAGCCGGGGACACTTCTCGGTTTGGTGTAATGTCAGCACTCCTCTCCTCTCATGCAATGCTGTTATAGCTCAAAGGAAGAGCGCGTGGTTGTCAGCCACGAGGTTGGGGTATCGTGATCCCCTAGCGGCGCGAGTAGGAGGTCGCAGGTTCAAATCCTGCCAGCGGGGTGAAAATCCCCGGTGTAGCTCAGTCTGGTAGAGCACCTACAAATACGGGTGGTTGGACGTTCGAATCGTTCTCGGTGCTTTTCCCCTCGGGGAATGTAGGTCGCCGGTAGCTCAATTGGCAGAGCACCCGTCATCTGGATGTGGCGCAATTTGGTAGCGCACGTGCCCTGGGAGCACGGGGTTGTCGGTTCGAATCCGGCTATCCAGACTCTGTAGTAGTAGGTCCAAGTCCATACTTGGTCCCTCAATAGCGGGTACGTAACGCGGAGGGGTGGTGTAACATGGGGTAAGCACAACGAATACAGTTCATTGGCTTCTGGCAGATCGGCAGATGCGCGTGGCTCTTAACCACGTTTAGGAGGGTTCAACTCCCTCGGGGCCAACCAACCTCTTGTGGCGTAACTGGACAAGCGTGTCGGGCTTTTACCCCGATGGTGGGGATTCGAGTTCCTCCGGGAGGACTAGAAGTAAAGCATTGGCAATGCAGAATCTAAAGATTTGACTTTTTCTAGTTCGATGCTATAATTGACGTATGACTCGACCAACGAAAATATCAGACGAAGAATTAAGAAGCGCCGTTGCATCATCGGAATCCGTCACTGAAGCACTAAGGAAACTAGGAAGAACGCCTCACGGTGGAGTACACAAACACTTCACCAACCGCATTGCTCAACTAGGGGTTTCTACCGACCATTTCTTTCATACAGATGGGCGTCGTAAAAAGTCGATGCGGAAGCGTTCTCCGGAAGATGTTCTTACTCTTAGAAAGCCTGAGGACGGAAGACAGTCTACGGAGATACTCCGGCGATCAATTCTATTCTTAGGGGTAGAGCATAGGTGCTCTCTGTGTGGACAAAACGACCGGTGGAATGACGAGCCACTTGTTTTACAGATTGACCACATTAGCGGCGATTGGTGGGACGACAGAATTGAGAATTTGAGGTTTCTTTGTCCAAACTGTCATACGCAAACTATGACACGAAAAAAGAAGAGAACCTTGGCATTTAGGCGTGAAGTGCAGCCAAGACTTTGTTTTACGTGCTCCAAAAGAATTTACCATGCCAGCATTACCGGATATTGTACAAACTGTCTTCAGAGATCGGGTGCCAAGGCTAAGATCGAGTGGCCGGAAGTTGATGAAATCCTTAGGATGCTTGAGGCGTCTAACTTTAGGCAGGTTGGCAAAGAACTTGGAGTTTCCGATAATGCGGTAAAGAAGTATTTAAAACGCCGGGGAATTGTCAATCCCATGACAACGGCAACAAATCGCGGTAAACATTCCAGAGTAACTCAATAGCAGAGTGCCTCGCCGTTAACGAGGAAGTTGTGGGGGCAGGACCTACCTTTGGAGCTAGTAGTAACCATCCAACGATGGCAGAGAAGTGATGCACCGAGCTGTAACCTCGGCGTCTTCGGATAAAGTGGGAGCGTTACCTACTCGTTGGACCAAGCAGTAAATATGCAGTAAGAGGAGTACCCATGGGTATCCTAGAATTTGTTGTGATTATTGTTGCAATACTCGTTGTCGGCAGTTGGATTTTTGGCCGGGGGCGATAAACGTAACAAAGTGTGACATGGATTGTTGGTGTAATAGTAGCACAGAGGCTTCCAAACCCTCTGGCGTGGGGGCGGTACCTACACGATCTGCAAAGAATTGACTTGACAGACTTGACGGTGTGTGGTAGTCTAATTTCACAGTAGGTCTAACCGAAAAGACCTGTACGGTGAAGTCGGCGCAAGCCTAGTCCGTCATTAAAAAAGGTGACAGCCGGGAAAGACCGGCACATGGTGTTGGTAGCTCAACGGTAGAGCAGAGGATTGTGACCCCTCTGGCGCGTGTTCAACTCACGTCCTTCACCCCTAAGATGTGGTGTAAAGAAGGACCAACTGATTGCGGTCGGTGAAGTCCTGCGAAACGACCTCAGAGCCCGCAAGTTCTGGTTTCAAAGTAGCAAGCACTCCACGGCTACTTCCGTGGGAGTCCGGCGCAATCCCGGCATCTGTTACATAGTGGTGTAGCTCAGTTGGTCAGAGCAGCTTCCTGATACGGAGCAGGCCGGGAGTTCGAGACTCTTCATCACTACGAGGCAAGCAAGTTAAGACTGGTACGCCATCGACAGATGGAAGTGAATGGCCAGAGGATGCGGCGGCTTGTAACCGTCAGCCTCACAGATCGTCTTCCCCCTCGCCGTAAAAATCGAGTGGGGGAGTTAGCAGTACTCACATATAAAGTGATGAGGAGCCGGGTATTTCTCCTCTCTAAAATAAAGTGCCCGCATCTCTCTGTAGGCTAGTGGATTAAACTGATTGGCTACGAACCAATTGTCCCAAGTTCGAATCTTGGTAGGGAGACGATGTGATGTTTTCTATAGCTCAATGGTAGAGCGCCGGGTGAAGGCCCGGAGGTTGGCGGTTCGCTGTACCGCCAGAAAGCATCACACCATGGTCGCCTAGCTCAGAAGAAGAGCGCCGCTCTTACAAAGCGGATGTCGTGATGGCAGAATTCACGGTGACTACGAAGCAGGAAACTTTGATCGCGAGGTCATTGTCATAACCAGTCTCTTCGGGGACAGAGGGGCCTGCATCACTTGGTTTTTTGGTGTAGTTGGTCTGCACGGGGGTCTGAAAAGCCCTAGGTTGTCGTTCGATCCGACAAGGAACCACGATGTAACGATGGGGATTTAGCTCAGTTGGTCAGAGCGCCGGTATGGCATACCGGAGGCCGTGGTTTCGAACACCACATTCTCCACTACCGTAAGGTAAAGACATTCGGAGAGACGAAAACAGCCGGGATAGACCGGCACATGGGGTTGTAGTGCTAGTGGTAACACACCTGTTTTGCACTCAGGTATCCGGAGTCCGATTCTCCGCTTCTCCACGGACGGAAATTCAGAGTCTGCTATTAACATGAGCAGCGAGTCGCGACTAGCAGGAGCGCGATCTATGGTACCGTAGTGAATGTCCACCATGCTCCTGTATCCCAATGCAGAGGACTGCCGTTTAAACCGGTAGCTAGTGTCAGTTCGTTCCTGGCCAGGAGTACGTTATGACCTGTTGTTGCTTAAACTTGTGATCGGTGTACAACGATTGCTTGTGTACTCTGGTGCTCCTTGAGGGTACTACGTACAGGTTTTCTTTACCCCGCGAAACGCAACGATTCGGCGGGAACATGCTCTTGTGGTGGAAATGGATATACACGTCAGTTTTAGAAGCTGATGCCGCGAGGATTGAGGGATCGTACCCCTCCAAGAGTACTACGGTAGGGAGATGAGCGCCCGAACCGGGGATAGGAAGTCTCGCAAACCCCGGACTGTTCAATAGGCGTATGGCGAAATCGGCAGACGCGCAGCCTTGAGGTGGCTGTTCCCGAAAGGGAGTAGGAGTTCAAGTCTCCTTATGCCTACGAAGTGAAGAGCGGGTGGAAGGTGATGCGGAGTGATTACCGAAAGTTCTGACTGACCCGCGTTGGAATTTATCAGCCCTTCACTTGTACGAAGTGCAGTATCTTGCACTGCAATAAAGAGTGCAGTATTTTGCACTATCATGGATTCTTAGCTCAGTCTGGCCAGAGCACTAGGTCTACACCCTAGGTGGCGGCGGTTCAAATCCGTCAGGATCTACGATTGGGAGTGACACCCCTCTTGCGGTCTTTCCCCCGCTGTCAATGGGAAAAGGTTGGTCCACCTGCCTGACAAAGGATACGGCCACATGGTTTTTTGGTGTAGTTGGTCTGCACGGGGGTCTGAAAAGCCCTAGGTTGTCGTTCGATCCGGTAAGGAACCACGAGAGGTACTGACGACATCTTCGGATGCAGGTGGCCGCTAGCACGAGGTACCGTTCCTCGACCTCAAAGCGGGCATGGGGCTGTAACTCAGAGGTAGAGTGCTACGATGGCACGCAGGAAGCCGGGATTTCGAAATTCCCTGTCTCCACGAGAAGGTGTGTAGTTGCAACTGCGCATTGGATCACTCACTGTTTCCGCGTGAAAGGCATCTGCAACCGTTCGAGTCGGAACATGCGGAGACACTTAGCGGTGTCAGCAACAGTGAGGAAATGGGGGTGTGGTGCTAGTGGCAACACATCTGTTTTGCAAACAGAAATCCTGAGTCCGATTCTCAGCATCTCCACGTAACTTCGGTTAAGGTTTTAAGACCCCCGAGGACTATGGACAGCCGGAAAGACGGCGCTTGCTCCTGTATCCCAATGCAGAGGACTGCCGTTTAAACCGGTAGCTAGTGTCAGTTCGTTCCTGACCAGGAGTACGAAGCGGTGAAGTATCGACAGACCGATGCTTCTTTATCGGACTAGAGACCCGGACGCATCACTTGCTCTCTTATCCCAATTAGGCAGAGGAGAACGGCTTAGACCCGTTTAACGTGCATGTTCGAATCATGTAGAGAGTACGAAGTGCAGTCTGTAGGCTGCATTCTGAAGTGAAAACGCAGGCTGTAGTCTGCACATAGGCGTATGGCGAAATTGGTTAGACGCGCCGGATCGAGAGTCCGGTTCCTGTAATGGGAATAAGAGTTCGAGTCTCTTTATGCCTACGATTCATTAGTGGTGTATAGACATGGTGGTTGAGGTATCCGCAAAACGCTTCGGCGTAAAGGGGCGGGGAAGTAAAAGCCAACAGAATGCACACCGGTTTAGTTGAGGGTACGGTTGGCTACCGACAAGATCCCTAACTCCTAGCCAGAGGACCGGGAGACCTCGTGGCAGGTGGAAACCGAGGCTGATGACTCACATGGGTCGGTGGCCGAATGGACACAGGCACGGGCTTGCAACACCCGCTATTCCAGTTCGATTCTGGACCTTCCCTCGAAGTAACAATGGAGAGTATGACAGCGGCTACTGTCACCTGGCCTTGAAAACCAGTACATCCTCACGGGTGAAGGCTCGACACCTTTAGACACCTTTAGACACCTTTAGACACCTTTTGACGCCTTTGGAATTCGACGCACTGAGGTGTGGGAGGCCGAGTGGTTAAAGGCGCTTGTCTCGAAAACAAGAGTGGTCCGAAAGGGCCACCGTAGGTTCGAATCCTACTCCTTCCGCGATAAACCTTACTAAGGATTTGCGTTGGTAAGGTTTGTGTGGTAACATGCTCCTATGGTGAAATAGCAGACACGCAGATCTCAAAAATCTGTGCCTAGGCGTGAGGGTGCAAATCCCTCTGGGAGTACTAGAAGTAAATCATTCTGGGGTAGTGTAATCGGCTAACACGGCAGACTTTGAATCTGCAATAGGGGGATCATAACCTCAGCCCAGAGCTAATTCGTACCCTTAAAGACTAGACGACTGTGGTATAGTTGAAACGATTGAGTTAACCGGGTAACCGCTCTACGGAGAGGAAAGTCGGGGCTACAAAGAGCAGGGTACTTGAAAGAGTCGTCGTGAGGCGCAGGCAAGTGCAACAGAGAGTAGACAGCCGATGGATTTTTCCCCGCGAGGGTTGGAATCACAGGTGATGCTGAAAGGGTGCGGTAAGAGCGCACCAGAGGCTTGGTGACAAGTCTGCTAGGTAAACCCTACCCGTAGCAAGATCAAAGCTGGGAACGCGGCTGCTCGTCCGTCGAAAGACATCCCTAGGTAGATCGCTGAGATGGATGGTTACCACACCGTGAGGTGTACAGAACTCCGCTTATAGGTTGACTCAGTTTCGATGTGGGGATAAGTCCACATTTAGTATTGTGGGGATATCCCCACACAGATGGAAGATTAACGAGAGAGGTCTCTCGGCCCGTTTGCTAAACGGTGAGCACCGCAAGGTGTAGTTTTCGAGTATCTAGTCTTCCGCGTAGTAAACTTGGAATTGCAAGCGTTAGGGCAAGTTTCGGCCTTAAAACTTGGAATTGCAATCATTCAGAGATAGCACAAGAGGCAGTTGCACCTGGCCCTGAACCAGGAGGTTGGGGGATCGTGGCCTCCTCTCTGAGCCAACGGAGTACAATCGGGATATCGTTCAACGGATTAGGACGCGGAGTTTCTACCTCCAAGACGTGGGTTCGATTCCTACTATCTCGACTTAGTGGTCTAAAGACTGGACGTGTGTTAGAACCATGCTAGACTTGGACCATGGCATTCAAGGATCCCGAAAAGCAGAAAGAGTATGATCGCAAAAAGTCTGCGGCCCGACGCGCTACGCCGGAATACCGACAGTACAAAAAGGATTACTACAAAACCAACAGCACAAAACTAAAGGCTCAAATTGCTGCTAGCAGAGTCAAGCGCAGGGTAAGTCTGCGTGAATTTTTGGATGACCTCAAGAATCATCCTTGCGTGGATTGCGGCAACACTTTCCCGCCCGAATGTATGGATTTCGATCACATACCGGAGCGTGGCGAGAAACTCTTCAATATAGGGGAAACCTGGGGAGGAAGTTACTCAAAGAAGAGGATCCTTGCAGAAGTAGAAAAATGTGAATTAGTCTGTTCTAACTGTCATCGTATGCGAACGAGGCAAAGGGGACAGCACAACATCGGCGTGTAGCTCAGTTTGGCAGAGCAGGGGTTTCATAGGCCCAAGGCCGCAGGTTCAAATCCTGCCATTCCGACCAAGAAGATGTCCCTGCCCGTAAGGATGGGAGGCCCAGGAGGAAGTCATTAACCCTCGGATTCTGGTGATTTATAACCATCTTCCCTTCCTGAGTTATTTCAGCGGCTACAGAAACGCTGTCTTATACACAGCCATGCGAAGGTTCGAGTCCTTCACTCAGGACCATGCCCCCTGCTTCGGCGGGGGGCTCTTTCTTTTGTGCTACGCTGATCCCATGAGCAAAATATTTGAAACAGAATTTGGCATGGACGAGGAAGTCATCATCAAGCCCAAGACGGGCGGGAAGACTGGGATAGTACGAGAGATAGTCCTGTCGAGCAACGGCACGAAGCCCCACCAGGAGTACGGCGTTGAGGTGAAGACGCCGGGCGGATATGACTTTCAGCACTTCAAGCGGAGTCAACTCCAGACCATTTCGTAAAGAGTTGAATAGCGGTTGTACATTGGGGGCATAAATGACTTGGTGGCAATACCTACTCACTGTTTACTTCGCGGTCTTCGCGGCAGTGTTTTTCCGCGTCTCCGTGCTGGTCAATCGCAAGCGCATTGATCTTAGGGTCACGCGGGGGATTGTCAATGATGAGTCGGGACGCCCGATCACCTACCTTCGTCTCCTCCCGGACATCCTGAAGTCGGCTGCGAGTTGGCCAATCACCGTACTGTGGGATGGTCTCTACTCATTCCTGAGGGAGCTCATGTAATGGGTGGTCTCTTGTGGAGGTGTCCTCGATGCGGAGTCACTCAAGATCCTGACGAAATTAAGACCATCGAAATCCTTGAACCGGGGAGAGAGTCCCGTGTGGAATATCACGGCAGGATTCGACCCAATTCCAGCACCGCCATCGCCGTCTATTTCTGCCTTGTTTGTGACCATCAATGGATCGGTACTTCTCCTGACCCTGAAGATCCAACACCACCTGGTGGTGCATCTGTTTCGTTCCTGCACCCGATCTACGAGTCAGGTGACGGTGACTTCGACGGACTGACGGAGTGGGGTCGCGAAAGGGATGCTTGTTAGATGAGCGTCAGCCGCGCAAAAGGTACGCGATATGAGGTCGAGGTTCGGGACTATCTCCAGCAATACTTTCCCCAGATAGAAAGAGCACCGTTTTCGTCCCCCCTTGGTGATTTTTTGGGCATTCCGTTTGTTCTTGAGGCAAAGAACCAGAAGGCCACCACCTTGTCAACCTGGGTCGATCAATCCGAACGATCCGGGGAAAGAGCACGACTGCCCTATGCGATTGTTCACAAGCGTCCGCGCAAAAATATAGCCAAGTCGTACGTAACCCTCCCACTGGATCAACTTGTCCCCGTCGCGAGAGCGATTGCGGCTGAGTTGGACCGACTAGAAAAAGAAAGCCAGTAAGGGAGAAGCGTGAATCGCTCCGTCAATTCAAGCAAAGTCAATCAATCAACGATCCAAGGAGAGGCTCACTAGAGCTTCGAAGTCCCTTGAGAAGGTCAACGAGAATCTCAGTCGCATCGACCTTGACGCACTAGCCGAACTTTTTCGCCGGGACCAAGTTGGTGTGGACACGTACGCCAGGTCTGGTACGGGCTCCAGCATCGTAGCCAGTTCTCGTGGTGGGAGTTCCGACCTGACCCCGACCGAGCGCGCAGCTGAGCGGAACTCAGGCTTCCCCGGCACTGGCAGAAAAGAACGAGACCCATTTCGCGACGACTTGCGGGACTTGGAGAAGATGCTATTCGAGTTCGAATCACTTTCCACCAAGATAGTCGAACGACAGGCTTATCTTTTTTACGCCGAGGAAAAGAGGAAAAAAGAAACAGCATCCGCTCCCTGCGAAGCCAACTGTCCGTTGCCTGCATCGAAGTCGGGCTTCTGTGATGAACACTACGCAGAGTGGCGATCTATCGGATGTGACCGTTCGCGCTTTGTCCTCTTCTGTAATGCGACGAAGAATAGCGAAGGGCTCACGTTGGTGACGGAACTGTAATGAGCAAAATATCTAAAGAGTGGAATTATACTAGGCAGGCTGTATAATGTCTATAGACAATGAAGGAACTGTGCCCAGTCGGCTCTCAGATGCCGACCTCCGTTGGGCGGGCCTCAATGACTGGCAGGTCGCGTATCTTTCACAGGCTACTGACGACCAACGAGAGATCGTGTACCGCGAGGCCATTCGCAGATCAATGAGCGACGATGAAGATCGAGCGATTCCAGGGCTGGGCTTCTAATGCCGATGACACCTGACGAGTACGCCGCCAAAGAACTTAACGTTCCGGGATATCAAAACGATGCTCCGATTTATGCTCCGGACACCGGATCGACTGGGCGTGATCCTAACATCGACCGCGTGCTGAACGGTGGCATCAAGCCCGAAGAATCCACCCCAGTAGATTCTGAAATAGCCGCTATGGCGCATGAGTACAACTTCACTCTTCCCCTCGAACTGCGCCGCGCTGAAGTCGCCACTCAGATTGGTCGTGCCAACTTCTGGAACTCACTCGCGGCATTCATCACCTCACTGGTTAGTTAGATGCCTCTCAATGTAGGTGACTTCCTTGCCTCGGCGGTTTCGCCGGAAGAAATTGACACGTTCAAGATTCTCGGCTATGAGCCTCATGCTCGCCAGAAAATCTTCCATGAATACTCTCGTGGCGGAATCAATCGAATTCTTCTGGGCGGAGCGGCGTCCGGGGGTAAAACCAGCGCCATGATTCAGGACGCAATTTGGTTCGCCATGAACTACCCTAAGATCCGAATCGGGATGCATAGAAAGTCATACCCCGAGTTAGACGAGTCTTTGATTCGTGAATTGGCCAACTGGGACTATGCCCGAAAACTCGGTGGCAAGTGGAATAAAACCGCAAAGTCACTTACGTTCCCGAATGGTTCTGGCATCTTTTTCAAGTTTGCCGAGACGCTCTTGGATGCTTCAAAAATTCAAGGCGGCGAATATAACCTGTGGTACTTTGACGAATCAAGTTTGACTGACCCTAGGGTCATTCAACGGCTTGAAGAGCGTCTTCGTTCTCGTACACCACTGATTCCCGTATTCGGAAGTCGCGCAGGATCCAATCCCGGTGGAATAGGCGCTCAGTATTACAAAGATACCTATATCAAGCCAACCGACTATGGACGCAAAATTCATGAAGTTGTCGTCGGAGAAGGCGACTATCAGGAAATCCATAAGTACGCATTTATTTGGTCAAGAATTGATGACAATCCATACGTGGATGCAGGCTACAAAGCCACCCTCATGGCTATTCCAGATCCTGCCCGACGAGCCGCAATGCTTAACGGAGACTGGGATGTGTCCGAAGGGGCCTTCTTTACTCAATTTTCCCGTGTCCGTCACGTAATTCCCAAGGAAGACACGTTCAACATTCCGGTTGAGTGGCAGCGTTACGCTGGCATTGACTATGGAATCCACGATGCGTGGGCCGTCCTCTGGATCGCTCTCGACAACAATGCTCGCATGTGGGCTTACCGAGAATACTGTCTCTCTGACGTAATGGCTCCGCAGCAGGCGCAGTTGATTCTTGCCGCCGAGGTCGCCGCAAAAGAGACCAGCGTCGTTCACGTTGCCGATCCTTCAATGTGGGGGCAACGCGGCACTCCGTACTCCATTGCAGACATCTACGGCCTCGAAGGCGTTGGACTGCTCAAGGCAAACAACGACCGAGTAGTTGGTTGGTCGCTGTGTCACGAGCGCCTCAATGAAGGGCCGATCTGTGAATATCACCAGTACCAGAAAGACCTAGGGCTTTGGCACGAAAACACCTGCCCAATGTTCCACGTCTTTGAGTCGGCGTGCCCAAACTTTATTGAGACGATCCCGGCGCTTCCTCGCGATGACATTCGTCCCGATGATGCCAAAACTCGCAACGTAGAAGACCACATGGCTGACGCTTGGCGTTATGTGAATATGTACGCCGGTCACTTTGCCCGCCCGCTCTTCTACGATGACTACACCCCTCCAACCGCTCAACAGATTCTTGAACGAATGAACGATCAGCCTGCCGTTGATTATTCGCAGCCGATGAAAACTGGAATGAGCAGTCAGGACTTTATTTTCCCCACGGACCTAAATAATCCATCTAGCCGAGGAGGATGGTAGTGCCATCTTTCCTAGCCAAACTAGACGATATTCAGGAACGCCACGACTCTCATTCTGGACTAGTCCTAGAGGGGCGTAAGCCCAAGGCACCACAACGACTCGGTTACGCCGAGGGCGTTCCCAACGGGGGTGCCACAGCGACTCAGCCAGCAGATGCGTGGGGTGGGGATTCCGCAAACCGACAGGCACGCATGGACCAACTCCTTGGTCTCTATGTCAACTGCTATCCGGTCTCTGTTGCGATTGACGTGATTGCCAAGACGGCAACCGCTGGTGGACTTACACCGCGACCAATCCGCGACATGAACTCTCCGATCAACATCAAGCAGTCACCCCCTCCGGGCGTGGTTGCTGTGACGAAGTTGCTCCGATTCGTGAACCCAAGTATGGACTCTCGCCAGCTCATGCGCGGAGTACTCACGGACATGTACATCTACGGTGACTCATTCACCGAGATCGTGTACCTCAAGGGCGCACCTCTGGCTCTCTACCCGTTAGATCCTTCGACCATCACCGTTCTCACCAACGACCATGGCGACCCAACCGGGTACTACCAGCAGACGAAGCGTAACAAGACCGCGAGTTTTGCTCTTAACCAGGTCATCCACTGTCGCTTCGACTCCCCAGGCAACACCGTCTACGGTCTGAGTCCCATCGAGAAGTTGATCCTTCCGGTGACCACGTGGATCTTCGGTGCCTCGCTTCTACGCATGACCTTCATGAAGGGCGACCCTCTGAAGGCGCACGTTGACTGGCCCATCGCTCTGCCTGACGTTGAACGTCAGCGCTTCCAGGATCAGTACCGCACCAAGAACCTCGGACTCGCCAACATTGGGTCTCTTTTAGAGACCAAGGGTGGGGCAACTGTTCAGGAATTGGGCACCAACAACATCGCAGTATGGCGTGGCAACCAAGCCGATGTCCGTGATGAAATCTTGTCAGGACTGGGCGTGCCCCGTTCGAAGGCCGGAGTCTCTCAGGCCGGGGGCCTTGGTGGTGGAGTTGGTCTCTCTGATGACCGCAACTTCCGCATCAACACAGTCGGCCCCGCTCAGGAACTCGTCCTAGAGAAGTTCTCGTTCTCTCTCTTGTACCAAGCGTACGGGGTGGAGGACTGGGCACTGTACTTTGGTACAGTTGACTGGCGAGACGACTACACACTAGAGCAGATCCGTGACATGCGTATCCGCAACGGTACCTGGTCTGTGAACCGTGCCCGTGCCGACATTGGCGAACCCCCGGTTCCTGGTGGCGACGTGGCTGTTTTGGTTGACCGTCAGAACATGGTCGTTATCCGCGACCTTGACGCCCTCTCCAAAGCGAACCTCGCTGTTGTTCAATTGGCTGCTGCTGGTGCAGACGCCACCCAGAAGGGTGTCGGCGTCACCGCACAAACCAACACCACGACGAGCAAGACCAAGAACGCTCCGACCAATCCTCCTACGAACCCCGGCAAGCCGGACCGTATGAACCCGGCACAGAAGCAGCGTCAGGCTACTAAGGCCAAGGTTGCTCCTACCGGAGGAAAAGCTCCGAAGCCACCAAAGGCTTCCGAGTCAGAAGAATTCGATGATGACATCGAAGAGTCGAATGCCTACTTTGATGAAAACGGGAACTACGTCAACCTGACAATCATGGGTCCTGTACCTAACGCCTAAGGAACTTACAATGACAACCAAGAAGACGACTGACGAAACCGAGAGCGAAGAGCCAACTGAAGAGGTTGCCGTAGAGGTTCCGGCTGAAGAGGTTGACAACTCGAAGCACGACAAGCCTCTTTACACTGGCGACCTTGGCGGCAGCGTACTTCTAAGTTCCACGGACCTAGCCGAATAATGACTACCTACTACGCTGTTGGTTCCACGTACAATGGTTCGACCAATTCGCTCGCCACTTCTACTGGTGGAAGCGCCACGGTTGCAGCAGTGACCTCTGCGGACACCATCATCTTTGACGGCAACTCTATCGCACTCGCTTTTACCGCTGACCCGGCATGTGCGCTCATCAACATTGCAGCAGCCTTCGCACACACAGTCACCCTTTCTCACGCAATTTCAGCGGGCGAAATCGAGGTGGCTACCACTACTGGAACGCTGACTACCGGTGGTAACGTAGTAACTGTCAACGGCACCTCAGGCACGGTATGGTCATACACCGCTGGCACCCTTGACACCGTGAGTCTCGTGGTCTCAGACACCGGATCTTCTAGCAAGACCCTGGCATTAGGAACCGGCACCTACAACCTTTCGATTGCCTCTGGCGGAACGGGTGCAGTCATCCTCGACGGAACGGCTGTCACCTTCCCCGGCTTCACCGTTTCAGGGTCGTCCACCAAGACGATTGAATTCCAGGCTAGTCAAACGTTCGTTTTCTCTGGTGCGGTGAGTTTCAATACTCACGCCCTCGTCACGCTGTCATCCACCTCTCCCGGAACTGCCGCGACGTTTAACCTCGGTGCCAAGTGGTCTACGGACTACGTTTCGGTACAAGACCTTAATGCGGTTGGCGATGTTCCCGGTGTCCTCGGATATCACGGAGTTATCGGCACCAACGCTACTGAGTGGGTACTTGTGGATTCACCTCTCGCGATTCCACTCTTCCCGCCAACGACTCCAGGGGCAGCCCAGTTCAGTGCCTTGGTGGGCAAAGGTCTCGGCTAGGAGTCAATGACTCGCCGTAGCCCGTCTTTTCGGGTGACAGGCAAATCTAGTCCTCACGACCGAGCGCTTGCTGGATCGAGTGCCCTTCATGCGCAGTACTCCAAGGGCAACGAAACTACCGCTCAACTCACCGCGCAAACAGCGAACCTCGAAATCGCCAATGCTGCTCGACTTAGCCGAGGCTCCGTAACCAACATCAACAAGGTTACGAAAGCGGAGCGAGTCCATCACGGCGAAACCAAACTTCCCAAGACTGGTTACTACAAGACCGCAGTATCGAGGGGTCGTGGAACCGGCATTCGCTTTCAAGACGGTGCCTATTTGGCTGGTCTTCGTCCCCTCCCGAGGGGAGATCGCTTCATTGCTTACGATGCAACGAAAGCGCCTAAGGCAGCAAAAGTCACCGGAAGGTTCCCCAAGTTCATCAAAGAGATTGGACCAGGGAACTTCGACTCCAGAACCTCGTGGGTGAAATCCCACAGATCATCTGGGTTCGTAAAAGTTGTGGGTCCTCGCAAGAAGCGATTGGCTCACCTAAAGAACTGGACGCACCGAGGCCACATTTGGGTCCCGCGCTAGGAGAAATCGATGGCACAAACGAACACTAAGGTTGCCACCATTCGCGGCACCCTCCTCAAAGTGGGTGTGAGCAAGAACCGTCGCCTGTACACGGCAGAGAACATCAAGAGTGCCGCTGAGGCAGCTAAGAGTGACCTAGCCGCTGGCAAGACACTCAACATGTACACGACTCACGATGCTGCCGCGAAAGACGATCCCATGGCTCTCGTTGGCAAGTTCACCAAGGTGTGGCAGGAGACTGACGGCTCACTCAAGTTCGAGGCCGACGTTCCTAACACCACCACTGGTAGAGACTACGCCAACCTCACGGACGGCGGGTTCCAGCGCACCATCTCTATTCGTGGTGGCTGGGGCTCGACTCCAACGATTGAAGACTACGACGGCCAGCAGGTACTAACTGCTCCCACGCTTCGCCTCGGCGGTGCAGACGGAACGGCTTCTCCCGGCGTCGAAGGTGCATCTATCGAAGGCATCGACTTTCTCGAATCATTCGTTGAGTCCGATGGCAACTTCAACCCGGCTGTTTTCATGGACATCACCGAATCGGTTGACGTGGAACTTGTTCCCTTCAACGAAGAGGTTAAGCCAGAGATCTCGGAAGATGTCATGGAGAGGGTTTTCGAATTCTTGTCCGACGCCATGGAAGCCGACGACCCCAAGAAGCCCTACGGCAACGTTACCTACGCTGACCCTGGCTATCAGGCGGACAAGAAGAAGCGTTATCCACTTGACTCCGAACAGCACGTCAAGGCCGCCTGGAGCTACATCAACGTAGCTAAGAACGCTGCCAAGTACTCGTCCGCTCAACTCGCTCGCATCAAGGGCAAGATCAAGAGTGCCGCCAAGAAGTACGGAGTCAATATTGCTGAGTGGTACGAGGAACTCGTAGCAGGCATCATGGAGACCCTCGAACTCGGGGGCTTCGGAGAGATGTACGCTTCGATGACCGTTTCGAACGGTGACGGAAGTGTCACGACGAACGGTTACGCGAATGACGGTGGAGACCTCCTCGCGGTGGCTCACCGTATTGCCCTCGCCGCAATCATGGGTATGTACTTCATCGACCCAGATCAGGACGGCGACATTGACACGATGGACGTTGCCGCCACTACGGCCCCATCGACAAAGACCGCATCAAAAGAATCGACCGAATCAGTAGAACAGCAGACCATGTGCCCCGCATGTGGTAACGGAGTAAGTGCTTTCCTTCCTTCCTGCCCCTACTGCACCGGACCACTATCTCAGGTGGAGTCAGCCGACAACACCGAGGAAACAACCAACAAGGAGACGACTTCAATGTCTGACACCACCATCCCGGCTGGAACGGCTGACACAGCACCCGCTAACGAGACTGCCCCAGTGGTAGCCGCTACCGAGGGTGCCCCTGCTGCTCCTGCCATCGACTACAAGGCTCTCGCTACCGAGATGCTTGCTCAGCAGAAGGAAGCCGAAGAGGCCGCTAAGGCTGAGGCCGACCGCGTTGCCGCTGAAGAGGCTGCCAAGCCAAAGTCTTTCTCGGAAGAGGAAGTTGCGGCTATCGTTGCTGCCACCAAGGAGTCTGTGACTTCTGAGGCTACTGCTGCCGCTCTCGAAGAGGCACGTCGTAGTGGCGCTATCGACCGCACGGGCCACACCACTGAGACCGCTACGTCGTACTACGACGCGATCCAGGAGGGTGACGAGGCTCAGCTCACGTTCCTCGGCAAGCTCAGCACCGCTGAACTTCAGCGTCAGATCGGTGCTGTTGCATCCGATGACCGCAACCTAATGGCTTTCGCACCGCGCTTCGCTGCGAACAGCCGCTAACCCCCAAGGAGACACTAAATGTCTGATTATGTACAGGAAGCCCTGGACGCTGCGGGGGCTGCGGCCCTCGTCCAGAAGAACATCTCACCGATGTTGCTGGAGTACGTGCGCCGTTACTCACCACTCGTAGGAATCCTTCCTACTGAGAAGTGGGGATCGTCGGTGTACTACTTCAACACTCGCACCGCACTCTCGCAGGGTGGCGCTGTCGTTGACGGTGGAGCTCGCGCTGTGTCGTGGAGCACCTATGTCCAGAACAGCTTCCAGATGAAGCACTACCAGATCCTCGGAGCCGTAACCGGCTACGCGGAGGCGGTGACCAGCGGAACCGTTGGTTCGCTTCGTGCGAAGGAAATGATGGGCGCTTCGAAGTCGCTTGGTTTCACCATTGAGACTAGCCTTCTTTGGGGTGCTGGTACGCCTACGGCGTATGGCCCATACCCTGAGTTCGACGGCCTCGACGTGATCTGCTCGCAGTTCTCGACTGCCTCGACCGGTGGCCCAAACCCTGGTCTCGGCTCTGGAACCATCGACAACTACGGTGGTGCCTCCACGTGGGGTATCCCAACGTTCTCGCCATGGACGCAGGGTGTTGATCAGAACGCTATCGACGCTTCGACCATCAACAGTGGAAACCTCACGTACGGTATGCTCGACTTGCTCATGACGCTTGTTGAGTCCAACGTAGCGGAGCCAATCACCAACGCGGACTACTTCTTGCTTTGCTCCCCCGGAGCCGAAGCTCGACTTAGCCAGTTGGCGTACATCAACCAGCGCTTCTTCAACACTGTTGAGATCACGCCTGGATTGATTGCTCCTACCTACAAGGGCGTTCCGATTGTCAAGACCTCGTTCCTTTCCCCTCGCACCTACGTGTTCCCAACGGTCACGGCGTCGGCAACGGGTACAGGTACCTTGAACGGTGCCTACAAGTACAAGGTTTCGGCCATCGTCACCAACTTCGGTGAAGTTCAGGCTTCCGCCGAGGCAAGTGTCTCGCCGTCAACATCGGCTGTGTCCCTCGCGTTCACGGTTCCTACGTTCACGTCAGAAGCGTTGACTCCGATCCACTACAAGGTCTACCGCACGGCAGCCTCTGGTGCATCGAACAGCGAGACCCTCCTAGGTATCGTTCCCGCTGCGTTCACGGACGCCTCCGGTAACTCGTGGACCACGACCTCCATCGTGGACAACGGTGCCGCCCTTGTTCCTGCCAACAGCACCAACGTGCCTGCCTCGGCAGCAACTCCATCCACGTACCTCTACGCCAACACGGGCCTCAAGCCTTTGACCAACGGCGCTGAGAACATCTACCTGCTCTCGCGCAGCCCGGACAACATCCTCCGTCCTGTTGTGCGTGACTTCACCCCAATCGACGTGTACCCAACCACTGGTACGCCGGACGCCTTGCCGTTCGCCATCCAGACGGACTGCACGCTTGCCGTACGAGCACCGAAGTACATTGGTCGCCTCGCTAACGTCAACCTCGCGGTGGACGCAACGGCTGGAAACGGTCAGGTACCTACTCAGACGAGCTACTCGTCTGACCCAGTAGTTATCTAGTCCAACAACACTAAGTCCCCCGGTGGGTGTCTCGTAAGAGAATCCTCCCTCGCCCACCGGGGGGTTTGGTTTGCAACGTCTTGAATCCCAAGGGAGAGAAATGAAGACTGTATATTTGAAAAAGAACACTGAGGGTGGTGCTGCTGGGCTCTACTGGGAAGTTGGTGAAGTAAAGGAAGTAAACTCCCTCTTCGCAGATGAGTTGGTCAGACTGGCTCCTGGTGACTATGAGATAGTCCCTGAGGGCGAACCCGTACCCGAAACACCTGCCGCCGAAACTCCTGAGTCAGACGGCCCCGCTGCTGATGCTGACAATGTAGTCGAGACTCCCGCAGAGGAGCCTGTCGCAGAGGAACAATCAACTGAGCCTGCCAAGAAGAAGCCAGGGCGTCCACCAAAGAACAAGACCACGGAGACTGACTCCACTGAATAGTTCAACGGAGTAGAAATGTCTGACATGCTTGACACTCTTGACTTCGATGACAACCCAACTCCTAATTTTGAGTTTCGCCCTCTGGCAAAAGTTTCCGACCTTCGCAAGCGTTGGCCCGCTCTTACCAATGCAAAAGATGATGACGTTCTCTACGCTGCTCTTGTAGACGCCACCAGAGAGATCGAGGACCGCACCTCTCGCAGGATCGCTCCCTTCACGGGACATCTAGAAGAGATGGCCCTCGTTGGTACGAACCCGAATGAATACGGTGGTGGTGGCAATGACCTGCCAATGAGTCTTCAGGGTTCTTTGGGTCAGTCGTACGCCAGTGCCCTCGGTATCAACGGCCTCATTCGCCGCTTCTGGCTTGACGAGTACGCCCCTCGCTACCCCGAGATGTGGGAATACGAAGTTACCGAACTGTTGGTACAGACGACCTACGGTAGTTACCAGGACGTTCTCTCCTCCAATGGACTGATCGACCTCGAAAAGACGAACGGCTTTGCATGGCTGACGATTGGTTTCTTCGCTCCCGAAGAATCACGAGTTCGCATCGTCTACAACGGCGGCTACGTCTACGACACACCCGGCTCACTACAGCGAGCCTGCCTACTGCAAGCGGTTGAATTCCTCATCATGGAATCCGAACCACAGCTTCGAGACAAGATGAGCATTGACGAGATAGAGCGTCAGATAACAAAGCTGGTAGCCCCGTGGGTTAAGGGGCCGTAGTGCCTCCGGTTGAAGTTAAGGGCTGGTCCAACGTCAGGGACTATTTGGGACGCTTCAAGAAGCGCCTCGAAGAACCGGGTCCTGTCATCCAGCAAATCGCCATGATGTTCTCAGCAATGCAGGCCGAGCGATTCGCCAATGGTGGCACCTCCGTCTTTGGGACCAGTAAGTGGCCCCAGATCACAGAGAGCACCATCGCTCGCCGTCGATACAACCCCGGCACTAACCCTAACTCTCCGAGCCTGGTGCAACGAGGATATCTACGAGCGGCTAACGTCTCTCCAACATACTCATCGTTTGACCTCTTCTCCAATGAACTGACTATCAAAATCGAGCCCAAGGGCGGTAGATGGTACGGTGGTGGTGGCGGAGACTACGCCCAAGCCCTGATGCAAAAGGGTTTCAAGTTCGTAGAGATCACGCCGGTCTTCCGCAAGATGGCCAACGAACTCGTTGATCGCTACTTGATGGGCGATGACATTGACGACTACAAGAAGTCTAAGGACTCAGATATAGTCGGCACAGAAGACGACAGACGTTACCGTCACTCAAAGGGCGGCAAGCGAGGCGCTGGTCAACGCTCTATGCGTGAACAGTCCGACATGGAAGTCCGCATGAAGCGATTCAAGGACATGCCGCAAGATCGTCAGAGTTTCGAATACGCCAAGTGGAAAACTCACGGCAGGATGCACTGGAATACCACTGAGTTCAAGTCTGCCAGGGACGAGTACAACGAAACGCGAATCGTCAACACGCTCTATGCGAGGTATCCAGACCCCGCCGAACGCACCGGGATAATCGACTGGTCTTCCTTCGGTAGCGAATCAGAGTATCGAAACTCCGTGAGATCCACTCGCCAATTCTTTTCTTCCGTGAGGGACGGTAAGCCGTAATGCCAGAAAGACTACCCTCTCGACAGACCGGCGATCCACGCAGCCCACACTCACCTAAGTGGTGGGAGAACTGGAATCTCAGTTACTTCACTGACCAATATGGTAGGATCTACGGCGCTGGCTCGGTTCTAGAAGCCAGCTATCGCACTCTGGAGAAGTGGTTGCCCACTTACGTCGTTGAATTCAATCGACAGATAGGTGCCGATATTCTTCGTCCCCCGGTTTACCGCGACATCCTTCCTGACTACGACACCCTGAGCGCTGATAGCAACGAGCCGCGATTGATTGCGACCGTTCCTCACACCATTGGCGATGTCGGCCAACTGGGACGAACCTATCAGGTCACTTGGCGTCTGTCGATTGAAGTCTACCTTTACGGCACGACTGACTGGCAAGAGACACAGGCGATGACCATGGCCTATGCCGCAATGGTGCGCACAATCCTGGTACAGAATCAAGACCTGGGAGGACTTTCGCGCTCGGTCATCTTCGAATCAGAAGAGTACTACGAGGGTGAGCACACGTCTACTCGAACAACTGGCATTACCTTCCTTCACTTTGCAGTGACCGTAGACAATGTGCAGTCAATCGATGGACCTCCAATTTCTCTGGATCCATATCTTGCCGAAGGTTCCATAACCGCTCCAACGTTTATTCCGATCCCGCCCAACCCTGAGGCGGAAACCTCACAAGTCACCGTGGCCAATACTCCGGTGCAAATGGATCCCGAATGGCTCTCTCAAAATTAAAGGTCATTGTGACCGCCGCGCATGTTGTACAGGACGACGATGGGGCTCAGTTGGTTCCCGGATTTGTCTACGACGTTAAGGATGCGCCAGTAATCCATCAGCTCCTTGCGGACGACTCTCTACGACTCGTTCCTGTCAAGGAAGAGTCAGCACAAGTAGCTGACTCGAAGCCTGCACGAACAACCAAAGACTCGGCCCCGGCTGACTCCAACCCCTCCTAGGAGATCTAATGGCTAACATTGCCCCAGGTGTATACGTCAACGTAACTGCCGCTGGCCCTAACCCTACGCTACCTGCATCAACGGGGAACTGGTTTGTTGCCGGACTAGCAGCCGGACCCGCAAACACGGCATTCCCAATCCGATCAATCAACGACTTCACCACGTACTTCGGCCAGATCGTCAACGGTCAGGTTACCGGTCGCTACGTCATCTCAGCAAACATGTCGAGTCTCACTCTCTACGACGCTCTTGATGAGTTCTTCCACGACGGTGGAAACACTGCATATGTTTCGCGTATTCAGCCAACGTCAACTGGCGTCGCTGCTGCCTCTTCGAACTCAGTGAACGCTTGGATTCTTACCGCTAACGGCAAGGGAACGTGGGCCAACTCCTCTAGCGCCAACGCCTCTGGTGTGATCGTAACGATCACTGGCTACACGGTTGGATCGCAGACCGTTTACAGCGCAACGATTTCCTACAACGGTATTGCAATTGCTGCCACTAACGGGCTCCTCACCGACACCGACTTCATCAACTGGGTTCAGTCCCTCCAGGTTGGCTCGGGTGGTGGATTCATTACCGCCGCTTCTCAGGTTGGAACCTCTACGCTGCCATCATCTGGTTCTACCATTACCATTTACCTCACCAGTGGAACTGACGTGGCCATTGCCGATGCTGACGCTGCTGTTGCTCTTACGGCCTTCACTGCCCTTCTGGGACCGGGACAGGTTTCGTACCCTGGTGGAACTTCGGCTACCGACTGGAACAACCTCGTGGCTCACGCCATCGCGTTCAACCGTGTTGCCTACCTTGACGCTCCGAACACCGCGACCGCTGCGACCATCGAGACTCAGGTGGCTACTTTCCAGGGTGTCGCCAGCGACTCCTCGTACGCTGCTGTCTTCGCTCCGTGGGTAGTAATTCCCGGCGTGGTCAACACCAACGCTTCGACGCTGACGAGCCCGGTGTTCAACCGTACGGTTGCCCCAAGCGCGTTCGCCGCTGCTTGTGCTGCTTCCAATGACGCTAACTCTGACGCCAACAACCCAGCCGCAGGAACCAACTTTGCCTCCACCTACATCACTGGAGTAACTCAGACATATGTGCAGAGTGACCTTGCGAACCTCAACGCCGATGGCGTATGTGTCATCAAGCAACTTCCAACTGGTCAGTACGTTCTGTGGGGCTTCCGCTCTGCGGCCTTCAACCCAGCGTGGACGTACCTCAACAACGTGCGTATGCGTATGCAGATCGTGTTCCAGGCTGGCAGCCTTGCCGAGTCCTTCGTCTTCGGAGAGATCGACCCGAAGGGTAAGTTCTTTGCCCGCCTCAACGGCGCACTTGGTGGCCTCATGCTCGGCTACTACCAGAACGGATCGCTCTATGGAGCCACTCCTGGTCAGGCGTTCTCGGTGAACACCGGCCCATCGGTGAACACCGCTGTCACCATTGCCGCTGGCCAAGTGAATGCCAACATCAATGTCAAGCTCTCGCCTTTTGCGGAGAACGTGAACATCAACATCACTAAGTACAACTTGACCACGGCTATTCCAGCCTAGTCCACTGAGGAGCCACTAGATGTCTACTTTTAACGCCACCGGCACCAACAACCTACAGTACGCTTCTGAGCAGCAGTGGCAGGCCGTACTGACGTTCACCGATGCCTCAGGCACCGTCTGGACTGTCACCTTCGACAAGTTCTCTGGTGGTGACGCCACTTCGTCCAACACGAAGTATCGTCCCTCGGGCATGTTGAACGAAGTCATTGTTGCTGCGCTTCCCGTCTACTCAGACATCATGCTGAGCAAGGGATTCAACAACAATAACGACCAGAACAACAAGTACGGCGGCGACTATGCCCTCCAGCAGGCCATTCGTAACTCGGCGGGCCTCGCCCCTGGTGTAGTTTCCATCACCCCCCTCACCTCTGGTGGTGTAGCGTGGGGATCACAGCGCATCTACTACGGTGTGGTCTCTGAAATCGCTGACGGTGCGACTGACTCTGAATCGGGCGCGGTACGCTCGTGGAGCACCAAGTTCACCGTTTCTTCGGTCGCTGACTAACCAGTATTTTCCAAACTAGCTATTCTTCCGGGGAGGACGAATGCCACTTGACATCAAACCCGACACGTCTAATGACGAGGCCATTGCGCCTACTATTGCCGAACCAGAGCCACTGAATCTAGCTCCAGTGTTCCCGGCGTTAACGCCGGATGAGGAAGAGAACGAGCCAACGTCGCCTCTAGGCAACATCAAGGCCAAGCGTGCCGGTTTCATGGACAAGATGTACAAGGACATCCACGTCCCGCGCTGGCTTCCGGAGAACGGTCTCCCATACCTATTCGTACGCATCCGTCCAATCCAGCAGACCGAACTCTTCGCCGCCATCAGAAAGCGCAAGGACGAGTACGACCAGCAGGTGCTGAACAAGGAAACTCCTCCAGAGGACTCGGGCATGAAGGCGAATGCCGACCTCGTGGCCATGGCTACCAAGGGCATTTACTTCCTTGCGGACGAAAAGGACACCACCAAGTACGCCGTCACCGGTTCGACCGACTCTGCCAAGTGGACCAAGTTCGATGGCAGCACCGGTCCTATCACCGCTGAACTCCTTGGTATCACTGTTGATTTCCGCGATCCTGTTGCCTCTCTCGTGCGCGGCGTCTTCAACGACATTGATGGTGACCTTCTTTGGTTCACCAACCGCCTCCTCGAATTCTCTAACCTCTCCAACTCTGAGGCCGACACGGCTTTTTAGAGGCCCTGAAAGATGATCCGCATATAAAGTGGGCAGCCGCCGCTATGCGACTGGGTCAAGACCCAGTACAGTTTCTCGATCAGGGCGATGAGGATTTCCTTATATCAATGGCCGTCATTAGATCGGCCCGAGAAGAAGTGCAGAAAGAGAAAGTTGAGGAAATCAAGGCGCTGTCGTCTCGCACGGCACATGAACTAGCTGGGATTATGGTCAAAGTCATGAGGTAGTCCCACTCAACCCAATCTTTCCGTCTCCACTGGCGGACGAAACCGCCTCCCTTCGGGGAGGTTTTTTTCGTGTCTAGCCCCTCCCTACGACCCAGGACATCATGGCCGAAAACGCTATCGAAATTCTTATTGATGTCGCTACCCAAGAGGGAATCGCGTCATTAGACGACTTCACCAAGGTTCTCTCTGACACTGCCGGGAAGGTCGGGGCAGTCTCTGACTCGATAGACGAACTCGATGGTGCTCTTTCCGGTATCGCCAAGAGTGGTGCAAGTGCGCAGGACATGGCTGTACGCATGGTCTCTACCCTTGAGGACTTTGGCATCGAGGTCAAAGATACCGATGGTCTTGTTGCTGCCCTTGCGGGCACTCTCACGAAACTGGGAGCCTCAGGTAAAGAGGCAGCTGATGGTGTTGGTCTGGCCACCGATGCTAACAAACTTCTAACCGACTCATCCAAACTAGCCACTGATCAGATCGTTCGTCAGGGTGGTGCTCTAAAACTAGTTGCTACCGAGGCTATTACCACGGGTGACGCGATAGCCAGTGCTGAAGCCAGAGCCGCTATTGGTGCCACGGAGGCCGCTGCCGCCATCGAAACGATGGGTACCGGATACGTCAAAGTAGCCACCACCGCTGAACTCGCTACCCCGGCCCTCATGAAGGCCGCAACGTGGGCTGGTATTGGACTTGCCGGACTTGCCTACGAGGGCATCAAGCAGTACTCTGCATTCAACAAACTCATCACTCAGACCATCACCCAGGCTGGTGAAGCGCCGTCGAAGATGGGCTTCCTCTCCGGCCTTGCGGAGTCCGTCGCTAAGTCTACAGGTCAAGGACTTGATGACGTAGCCAACACGATCTACCGCGCGGCTTCTGGTACTGCTGCTTGGAATGACGGCCTCGGTGCCACCAAGAAGCAACTTGCCGACATCGTTACCAACGTTTCGAAACTCAACGTCGTTGGTGGGATCGCCTCTGGTGCTGAGTCGGAACAAGCATCGCGAGTTATTACCGCTCTTATTAACTCGAACATTCGAGGGGTTGGAAGAAGTTCGCTTCAGGCTGCGGCTCTTGTTAACGCTGTCGTTGGTTCTGGTGACATGCGCCTTGCCGACCTCGTGCCGGGTATCGGTCGTGGTTTGCTTTCGTCCGCCGTCGCCAACAACCTGAGTGCCAAGGACGCCCTTGCGTGGGTGGCAACCCTTACGTCGCAGGGCACCACCGCCTCTGTCGCTGGTAACTACGTCAAGACCGGCGTCAACTTGCTGGCTCACCCTTCCGCCCAAGGTGTTGAGGCTCTCTCCATGCTCGGCATCAAGCCGGGGGAGTTGGAAAACCTCATGTCAGGTCCTGGTGGACTTGTCTCTGCTCTGTCAACCTTGAAGACAGGTATGAAGCAGCTCAACCCGAGCAGCATGGCGAAGTACTTCTTCCACGAGGCCGGTGCAGTGTATCCTGGTGGCAGTGGGCTTCAGGGAGCCGTTGCCAAACTCCAAACGTGGTCCGCTGGAGAACTCTCTCCTACGTTCATCAAGAACTGGGAAGCGAACAAACTCACTCCGCAAGAACAGACTCAGGCGACTGACCTCATCTTGACCAAGGCGTTCGGTGGATCCAAGCAGTTCGCAACCATCGCCGCCGTCATCAACAACCTGGGACTGGTCAAGGGTATCGAGGCTCACATCGGCTCCGAGGACACGGCGGCCTACTTCAAGGCTCAGTATGCCCGTACCGAAGCGACTCCTTCGCAGCAGTTCAAGCGTATGGGACAGAACCTGCTCGTTGACTTGGTGAACGCTGGCAAGACACTTACTCCGCTCGCCCTCACATTCGGCCACATCATGACCGGCGTGATCGACGGACTCTCTAAGTTCAAGGGTGTCCTTATAGGCTTCGCCACTCTAGCCATGGGCCTACTTGGTGCCGCCGCCATTGGGAAGGGCGCTCAGCTACTTAGTCACCTAGGACCAGTCATAGGTGCGGGGTACAATCGCCTCGGTCTGATGACCAAGGGTTCTGCGTTCGGTAACGCCATGGAAGAAAAGGCCAACAATGGCCGATTCAAGTACCTCAACATTTACGAGGGGAAGAAGGGCAAGGTTCTCGGCAAGCTAGGCGGCGAAGCCATCAGCTCTGGGAACATTCCTGCTACCGATGCTGCTCTGAGTGCAGACGGGAAGGCGCTTCAGACCACTGGAATGAAGCAGGTCGATCTCTTGGAGGAGATTGCCACCAACACTCGTGTTTCGGATGCCGAAGGTGGCACTGGTGGTGCTAGGTTCGGTGGGGGCGGCGGTGCTGGTGCCGTTGAGCGTGAATCAACGTACGCCCCTCAGTTGAAAGATCCTGTGACGGGAAAATTCCTTTCTTACTCAGACTCTGCTGCTCTGTCTACTCGTATGTCCGAGGAAGAGAATGCCTCTCAGATGGGAGCGTACTACTACGGGTCCATGGGTAAGGGCCGTAGTCACCTTGGATATCTTGGCAAGACTACTGAGGGCGGAGCTACTGACGCTGCCGAAGCCGCTAGTGGTGCTAGTGATGCGGTCGAAGACATTGCAGCGCCCGCATTACTAGACACTGGCGAGGCTGTTGGCGGCGGAATGCTGTCTGGAATTGGTGAAATGGCCGGTGGAATCATGGGTGGTCCGGTCGGAATGATGGGCATGATGATGGCCCCAATGTTGATCGGCGCATTGACGCCTGCTCTCGGGAAACTTGGCTCATTGCTTGGCGATTGGTTCGGAGGCGGGAAGACACCCGTTTACAATCCGCACATCAAAAATCCCCTTGACGTAACCAGTGCCTCCGCAAGACTTGCAACGGCAACCAAGAATCTGCGTGCATATCAACACCTTGTCAAGAACAAGGCCGGAAAGAAGGAATGGGAGAACGACGCAAACTCCATTCTGGCCAACGGGCCTGGTTACTGGGCTGCACACGAGGCTTACATTAAGGCTGGAGGAGAGAGATCTGTTGCCCTCCGAGACGCCAACAAGGTTGACATGACGGCAGAAAGTTACCTGTATGGCAACAGAAAGGATCTATGGAGTCGTCTCGTCAATATAGATAAGACACGAGCAAACGCAGCGGCACTTGGCGGTGTCAATGGTCCGAGGGAACAAGACGCTGCACTGAAGAGGTACATTGCTGCCCTTCCGGGTGGACCACAAGGAAGTCTGCAAACGGGAATCTGGAATCAGATCAAGGCACACGGCACTACTTTTGCTTCGGACTACAAAGACATTATTGCTCCCACGCTTCGTAATGAACACAAGTATTACGAAAAGGTTTTTAGTGACGCCTCTCAACAATCTATCCAATCTCTAAAGAAGGACCACGTAGGTGTACTCGCGTCGATGTTGTCGGGTGGGTTGTTCAATAACAATTCGACTCTTCAGGAAAACCACAAAGAGATTTCTGACATTCTCAACAACAAGCACATAGGCCCGAAGGCCGCAGTAGCACTTCTTCCGCTGCACGCCAGCGAGTATCACAAGATTTATATGGCCGACCAAAGGGAGCTCCAAGCCAAGACCGCCAGTGGTGCTTATGAGTTAACTGGCGATGCCCGAAAAGCCTTTGAAGAACAGAAAAGTGACGCCAAGGCTCAACTCGAAAAGACCGACCACCTCATTCAGGAAATGCGTCATGCGGCGGACGATACCAAGTTGAATGACGGAAGCATCCAGAAACTAGCGAAGGATAACGCTGCGGCACTCGTTGCCAGCGGACTGCCTTTAGCTATTGCCAACGCTCTTGCTACCGCGCTTTCTCCGTACATGAAGAGACCGACAGTGGTAGGAACGGGCGGCACGGTGTCAGGTGGTAATGGAAACGTTGGTAATGCTCTAGCAGCAGCAGGGGGTAGTCGTTAATAATGGCAACAGTACCTAACTTCGGTAACGGCTCTCTTCTATGGCTTCAGCCCAAGATCAGTAGAGCAAATCCGAAACAACTCACGGTCATCACCCCGCACGCACTTTCTGGTGGCTCGTACCGCAAGGTAACCATGATGGTGATGGGTGACGTAGAGATGGATCAGGTTTCGGGCAGTGGTGGCCTACAGGTGATTGACCGTCCCCGCCGAGTCGCGGCAACGCAGTGGTACGACCGTTCGCCATTCCAGTTGACACTCAACTTCATCATGGACACCACCATCACTTCCTCAACGCCAATCAACGACATGGAAGAGATGCAGTCATGGCTTGAAGCAGCGTCCACTGCGGGCACCATCATTCAGCCCCCCTACCTAACGATCACCGGGCCGACCCCTGGAACTGGGCGCTCGTGGATGCTCTCTACGCTTACTGAGAAGTCACGCCTCTACACCCCATCCGGTGGGCAGCTTCAGGTGATTGGGGTGGCCGTCCTTTACGAGTTCAATCCCCCATTCCCCTACGGTTCTACCAGTCCAGCCAAGACACAGCAGCAGACTGCTGTTGACAAGACATCCAAGACCTACGTCATAAAACCCGGTGACACGATCCTGAAGATTGCTGCCTCGCAAATGGGCAAGGCCAGTACCGCGAACGAGAATGCCATCAAGAAAGCTAATCCTCACACCATCGGTACCACGAAGATCACCACCAATCTAGCGCCGCTGGCCGGAATCGTTCTCAGAATTCCAGCGGCATAAATGGCCAAGACAACCACGCTCTCCGCGAACTCCGGCGCAACATCGTCATCATCTCTGCTAGGAACCAAGCAAGGTACCGAGAACTTGGACCTTAGTCCGGACATAAGTTCTTCAGCGGTCAAGGGAACCCCAGGCTTCGGCTCGCTGGGACTTCAGAACCTACAGGTATGGGACTTCGCCACCAACACGGGCGCGGCTCTCAAGAGTTTCTATACCGAAGCCATCACGCAAGTTCTGTACGAGAAGAACATGGCGGGAGCCACGACGCTCACCATCTCTATGAGCGATCCAACGAGGAAGTTGCTCAACGAATTTCTGGTACCTATAGAGAACTCAGAACTAGCTCAGGAAGGAACGACGCTCGGCACTAGAGATCAACAGTTCTCTCAGGGTGTCTCCATTGCCATCAAAGATCAGGGCCGCATCCTGCACTACGTTCTCTCTCAGTCGGCCAAGGCCGGGGACCAGTTGCAGATTACGTGTGAGGCGCTTGCTGTCTATCGACTACGCCAGCAGGTCTCACGAGTTGCGTCAACAACGACTACCTCATCTACTGCTGTTACTCAGTTCGTACAGGGACTTGTTCTGGCGCTCAACTACCCCGGATCGAAGTATCCCAAGGTCAGCTTCGTCGGTCCTGACTACGCCACCATCTGGTCACAACTTTCGGGCAACGCCGGGGTGCCTATCGTGACCGAGCAACTGTCTCGCGGTACGACCACAGACCCGTACGAGGACTCATGGACGTGTATCCAGCGCATAGCCTCAACTGTGGGGTGGCGTCTCTGGGAGAACAACAACACCTTCTACTTTGGACCGGACGAGTACTGGCTCGGCCTGCTGACCAAGAACGGGGTGGGAGACGCGGTACCGCCCATCAACTCGGCCATGGGCACCCTCGGGAATAAGTTACCGATACTCCAAGAATTCACTCCTCAGACCCTTGACATGGACTTCGACTGGGATGTTGAGGCACCATTCGGACAGATTACTGGCACCGTTCTCTGGGGCAACGGGTTCCCCTATGAGATAGGCGAGATCGTGAGGGTCGCAAAACTAGGACCGGCGAACGGAAACTGGATGGTGTACGACATGCAGAGAGACGGATACTCACCCATGGCCACACTCACATTGCAGGTCCCAACTCCGTACGCCTTCCTCTATGAGCCATCGTCGCTGCCGTACGCGGGCATTCCGCTCAAGGCCACCCTGGCGCAATAGGAGTTTAGGTGACAGACTCGAATACCGTTCTTCAAGGACAACTCAAGCAACAGGGCTTACACACCACGCGCCCTCAATACACCAACATCCTCTACGGAACTGTCGTGCAAACAGACGTGTCCATTGCACCGATCCTCCCGGTCGGAGCCACGAGTCCAATACCGACCGGCATGATGACCGTCTCTGTACCAGTCCTGGGCAGCAACTACGTAACGACGCCTATCCTTTATCCTGGTGGTGTCGCCCCAGCGGTAGGGACTCAAGTTGCCGTGGGGTTCACTCCAAACGGAACTCCAATCTGCGTGACGATATACACACCCGCCCCGCCCGAGGTGTTCTATGTCGGGGGATGGGGCGGCATGGTGGCTCGATGCGTAGCACCCTCCTCCTAGAGACTTGCTTTTCCTCAACTCGATGATATAATTATCAATAGGATCGGTTTCTTTTGCCCAATCCCATCTCTAACCTCACCGCCACATGGATTAGTGGTACAGGAATAGAACTTGACTGGACCGCTGCTACCGACGCGACGAACAGTTCTTCATACCTTGTGTACGTTCTTCTGGACGTGAACACCGTCACGCCAACGTGGACACTGGTGACCACCATCGGTGCTGAGATCGTTAATGGTCCAACAGGAATCGTGGCCCTCCCTCCGGCTACCTCATACCAGTACCCCTGGGCGTCTGCTCTCGTGCTCTGGTCTACCGCCGTAGCGGCACCCAACTCCCTGGCATTCCAGGTCGTGCAATCCGATGGCTCGGGGAACACCGGCACTGGTGTCACTATATCCGCCATAGCACCGGCTCAGACATTCCCGACTGCTCCTCCGCATCTACAGAATCTTCCGGCCCTTGACGCCTTCGGGCAATTCTTAGTAAACAATCAAGACTCCTACGCTGAGATCGCAGACTCAGTAGAAATCATCGTTGGTACGCAGATAGGCCAGAGACCTGCGCTGCCTAACTTTGGCATACTCGATCCCACCTTCACCTACCCCGTAGACACAGATGGAATTGCTAGTGTCGTCGAGTTCTGGGACGAGCGAGCCAACCCAACTATCACCGCCACTTATGAGGACGTGATCGGGGGCGGCGATACCAACGTAACGATTGCCTTGGCCATCAATAACACCAACTCTGGAGTCGGATCTTTCAATGGCTGATAGCTACATCCAATTGCCAATACCAGTTGACGCCGACGCGCTCACGCAACAGATCATGTCCAATGTGGCTGCCTACTTTCCTGGCTGGGTTCCTCGCGAAGGCAACCTGGAAGTAGCCCTGATTGAGCAAATCGCGCTCTTGGTCGCAGAGGCCGCGACGGCAGCCAGTGATGTTCCGTCTCTGATATTTGAATACTTCGGGACACTGGTGAACATTACACCAATCGCTGGCAACTTCGAACAAGTGCAGGTAACCTGGACTCTGGTCTCTCCGGCCACAGGTGCTGGCTATCAGATACCGGCAGGCACTATCGCTGGTTTTTACTGGCAGGGTGCTGCGTATCAGTTCCAGACCATTCAGGACTACGTGATCGCTAACGGTCAGTCATCCATGAACCTCATCATGCAGTCTGTAGCGACGGGAGCGGTGTACGACCTCGACGCACTAGCAACGAACTCCTCGTTCAATACGAGTCAGTACCTAGTGCCCTCGACGCAGGACCCGCTTATTTCTACCATCCTCATCATCTCGACGCCCTCGACGCTGCCTACCCTTACACGAGCTACCGATCCAGAAAGCACTTCGGCCTACCTAAATCGTCTTGCTAACGAGCTTCAACTTCTTGCGCCTCGTCCTATCACCCCTAATGACTACTCTACATTCTCGCAGAATGTGAGTGGAATTTTTAGAGCCACTACGTATGATGGAATAAATCCATTGACCAATCAGGCAACGGCAGTCAACTCGAACCTAACCGATGTGGCATCTACCCCTAGCGGTTGGACGGGAATTGGCGATGGTACCCACAACGACACATTTGGTCTTGGTGGAACCTCGCCAATCGCTTACGGGCAGGTCACCCGTACCTCAACGTCACTCGTAAGTGGGGCATTGTTGCACGCTGCGGCGTCGCAAGGAACATCTACGATGCAGGTGGCCATTACGTCCCCGACGTTTTCAACGTCGCTTTCTTCGTCTAACCCTGCGCTCATCAAAATAACGGACACTACTAACGGCAATGAAGTGGCAATTGCTATTGGCGCTACGGCTCTTTCAGGCGGCTACCAGACCCTTACACTCGCGTCTCCTCTCCGCGCCGCCCACCCAACTACGGCCACCGTCACTATTTACGATGGTGTCATGCTTCCCACTGTCGGGGCTGCTCCTGGATCCGCTGGAACATTGCCGTCCAACACCCCCAACTACATTGCGTCCATCGTGACCACACCAGGATCTGACTCCGGGGCAACGATTGTCACCGCAGCATTGGCGCAGTACATCGACGGTTCATTCGTTACGTTCTGGTCTGCTCCGGTTCCAGCCACCCCCGCCTCCGGGACGCCTCTAACCAAGCGAGTGTACGTAGCAAGCCAAAACACCTACACCACTACGAACAGCCTTGCCGGGTCAAACCCATCGTCGCTATTCAATGAAATCAAGCCGACCATTTGTTCGATAACAATGTTCGTTGGGTGGGCCGGTGGAACTCCTGGTGACACACAGAAAATCCTTGGCACCAATGTTGCTCAGTCTCCGCTGTTCCTTTTGAATGGTGACGATCAACCTAACCTGTCTACCTCCTTCTTCAACTTCGTTCCTGACCCCAGTTTGGATACCTACTGGTACTCCAACTGCAATACGTTCTCCTGGACCCTTCCGAACAGTGGTGTGGTCGCGCTTCCTGGTTATGGAATGCAGTACTCGGGAACCGGGGCGGCTCTCGGAAGTTCATTAACGGTGTCTTCTCAGGCGTTTATACTGGATAATACCGCTGTTGACCTCGGAACCGCTACCTCACGAACATATTCACTTATCGCTACAGTTGATGCCTCCTACACCGGAGCGACTTATGGTGACATCACTGTTGAGGTATATGATCTTACCGATAGCACTGTATTGGTCTCGTGTGTACCATCTGCGCCAGGAATACAAAACCTCGTTGCATCATTCACACTCACGGCCCCTAAGGCGGTTCAGGTAAGGGTCATCTTCGGGGCCGGACTCAATGTTCCCATTAACTCCTCGGTAATTGTATCTTCACTTGGGGTTATGAATGGGAACCAGACCGCTGCCTACTATGTGGCAAACAACGACCTGGGGTATTCCTACACTCCCGGTGGATTCTACTCGACACAGAACTTTGTTCTTGCCCGCACCGTTGGAGTAGTTCCGGTCACTGTAAATGGATTGGCTGTTTCTGATGCACAGTCGGACGCGCTCTTCGCATATCTCCAAGGTCGTCGTGAGGTCAACTTTACCAACAACATTCTTGAGCCTCAGTACGCACCCATTGATGTTCAGTGGAGTGCATACATATCTTCGGGGTACTCTGCCACATCAGTTCAGACGGCTGTTACAGCAGCGATTTATAACTTCCTCTCACCCGCTACGTGGGCTGGGGGAGACTCGGCACCCCCTTACTGGGACCCGTCACAGAACACCGTGCGCATCCTTGACATCGGTGCAGTTATCGCTCAGGTACCGGGTATCAGTTCGGTCGTCACGGTCACAACTCGCGTTAGCTGGCCTATCTCGGGCTCCTATGGAACCTCTGACATTACATTCACGGGCATCGCCGTATTGCCTATCGGCAACCTTGTCTCCGGAACCATACTCGTCTCAGTCTTGGATCAAATAAGCACCGCCTAATGTCGAACCCATCATCCTCCTACTACACGGCACAAGTCTACGACACGCTTCCTCAGTCACTCCAGGAACAGGATGCTGCGAATGGATACCAACTTTGGTGGTTCATTCAGGCGCTGGTGAGCGAACTCGACTCGCTCTCGGCCCTTTACTTCGACTCCATTGGTGGTGGCACCACGGTGTTCCCGGTTGACCCCGCACCTATTGCCTATTCGCCAGCAATGCTGAAGTCCAGCGTTGCGGAAACGGATACTTCGTTCACCTTATTCAACACCAACCCAACGTGGAATCAGATCAACTCTGCGTCCAACTTTCCCATAGAGATAGAAGGGGAAAGGATTCTTGTCCCCGGATACTCAGTGGCCACCGAAACCGTCATATCTCCCGGTACCGTCATTGCCTCGGGAGGCAACCTATCATCCCCGCACGGTCAAGCCCTCCTTTCCATGCAAACGGGTGGCAATCTAGTTCTGACATTGAGTTCTGTTACGATCTGGCAGTCCGGTACGTCGTCAGCCGGGTCCTATGCCATCCTTCAGGACGACGGTAACTTCGTTGTTTACAGCTCTAGCAACGTCGCTCAATGGGCCAATGGTCAGAACGGAAATCCTTATGCCGTTATGTACCTACAAGATAGTGGTGCTTTTATAGAAAGATCGTCTTCTGGGGTATTATTGTGGCAGGCTCCGGGAACCCCTGCCATTAGCACCGCTTACAACTGGACGGCCAACGAGGTTACGCTTACTGGCGTCACTCGCGGGTGGGACAACACTACGCCCGCGCCGCACCTAGCAAGTTCAGGTGCCACTGGCGAGTTCGATCTAACCAACTACTTCGGCGCTCCGGGCTGGTCACAAATACTCGACATCAATCGATGCCCATCATACGCACTTCCTTGGCTCGGCCAATTTGTTGGTGTAGACCTTACCAAAACCCCTGATCTGACCTATGAACAGTCTGTACAGAAGATCCTGTCTCGCCCCGGATTCGAACGTGGCACCGTGGCCTCTCTTCAAAGTGCGCTCGCGGCATTCATCAACGACTCAATACCTTCTAACGCCACACCGGTAAACACTTCGCAGATTTTGTGCCTTGAGAACACGGCACCACTGGCACCAAGCGCTGCGACCCTGAACTCATCTTCGTTTGATGCAGTTATGGCCTCTTTGTCTCCTCTCGGCTGGTGGAAGGCTGCTGATGCAGTGAGCTCGACCACCGCTATTGACTCCTCAGGCAATGGTCACACCGGTACGGTTACTGGTACGGTTACTTTTGGCGAAACCGGCCCAATTGCCGCACTGTCAGCCGACACCGCAGTGCTGTTTAATGGATCTACTGGTGGGATCGACTGTGGCGTTATGTCTCCACTCATCAGCAATACACCAGCAAGTATTGCCGGTTGGTGCTACTTCCCAACAACGAACTCCAACTATGGTGGAGCGTTCGGATTTCGAGAGACTTCGGGCGGTGCAAACATGTTCTACGTGTCGCAACTTGTTGGCGGCAGTTCAAACGAGTTGGAAATTAGATACGGCAACAGTTCGGGAACATTTCAAACAGTCAATCCAATCATCACTACGAATCAATGGGTCCACATAGTCGCTACTTATGATGGAACATACTTACGTGCTTATGTGGATGGAGCCCTGTCCGGCATAACAGGTGTAATTGGCGGTTACTACTCCAGCACTCTTGGCCATATGGCTCTTGGATATCAGCCTCAGCCAACCTCGCCATCGAACTTCTTCTCGGGAGAAGTGGCTAACGTTGGGGTTTTCAACTACGCACTATCTGCTCAACAAGTCACTGCCCTCTACACCTCTACCGCCAACCCTCCCACCACTATAACAACTGGTGTCGGTGGTCTTGGATTCTCCCCGACGATAGTTCTAGCCAACACGAACTCTGCGTGGAACACTCTTGGTACCAACAGTAGCTTTGTCATTCAGATCGACAGCGAGAAGATTCTCGTCCCTCAAGGGGTGTACAACTGGAGTGCGGGGCCGGTCCCATTAATCAATGCCTCTAGGGGTTACGGTGGAACAACTCCGGCAACACACTCAGCAGGAGCAACGGTATCCCTTGTGTCATCGTCATCGTTATACGGGTACAACCAATATGGAATCACCCTGCTGGTTCCGGCTACATACTTCAACATTTACACGTACAACTCTTTGTTGGTCGCCGCTGGTGGTTCGGGAATAACGTACGCCACGATGGACTCATTCATTGCTGGGCTTGGAGTCTCCAATCAATACAACAACCTCAACTCTTCGGCTCTTCCCTCAGCGGCCAACTCTTTTTCCAACTACGTTTACTCTCAACGCCCCGCAGGAATCGAGGTCTATGTGGGCGCGTACTGATGGGTAATTAATACTAAAAGTCGTCAAGGACAACGGAGACAACTATCATGGGTAGCGGCACAACCTCAAGACTCAAATTCGAATACCCCGTTGGCACTGACCCAGCGGCTATCCCTACTGACGTTCAGGGATTGGCTGATGGCGTTGATGCTGAGATGATGCCGTGGACGCAAGCAACGAGTGCCCCTGTGACCCCCGTGTCGGGTCAAGTGTGGTGGAATCCCACGACTACTGCGTCAACATTCGGCTACAACTATTACGACGGTACTTCTTGGTGGAACCTCCTCAGCGGCCCTCAGTACATCGGATCTACTGCGCCAGCATCAAGCGCGTGCTACCCAGGTCTTCTATGGGTCAACACGTCCTTCACCTGCACCCAGCTTCAGATCTGTACAGCCGGTGGTGGTACGCCTACCTGGCTGATCATCCTTCCTGGATCAAACTCAACCGGACAGGCCCTCATCAACACTGGTAGCGGCATCGCCTGGGGTACCGTTTCTGGCACCGGCCTGCCTATCTCCGGTGGCACAATGACCGGCCCAATCATCCTCTCGGGTGCTCCAACAACTGGCCTCAACCCGGCGACCAAGACTTACGCCGACGCCATCACCACAGCATGGACAGCAGCGGTTGCCCTGCTTATACCGTACAATAACAACAACGCAACCCTAACCTCTTCACTGGAGCCAACGTATGTATTGGGCACGGCTCTTGCGGCAACGGCGAACATCTATGTGACTACGAACTCGACCTCTGTGTTGGTCACCACTAACGCCGCCAACAACTGGGTCTTCAACGTCGCGGCCACCTCGGGCGCAACACTAAACAGCCTGATGGCAATCAACTCTGAAATAACCATTGCGATTAGGGTCAAGCAGGGATCGACGCCGTACTACTGCACTGCCATCAACATCGACGGCACCGGACAGACCGTAAACTGGCAGGGTGGGGCAGCTCCGTCCTTCGGCTACGCCTCTGGCTTCGACGTCTACACCATCAACATTGTCAAGACCTCGACGAACACCTACTCGGTATTCGCGGCCCTCACTCAGTTCTAAAATGCCACTGTCAACCTCCTTTGCCGGTCTATCGGCTCGTGCCCTAGGATGGGCTTCTTCAGCCTTGGTAAAGATCTATGACAGCTTTGCCCGCGTTACTAGCGGATCGTTGGGTACCGCTACGAGTGGGCAGATTTGGTCCGCGATTACTGGAGTGTGGAGCGCAAACAGTGGGGTAGCGACGACTGCCACATCCCCCGCTAGCTACCCGGCAGCAGGATTCACTATAGCTGCGAATGCTACGGCCTCGGTGGTCTCACCCGCTCCGGGAGCGGGCATCATGATGTGGGAGACTGACTCCGGTGATTGGTGGGGAGCTTCCACCTATGTGACCAAGACCTCGACTCCAACGTACGGCTGCATCTCAAACTCGTGTTGCACCACCCAATGTGTGGCCAACTCTTGCTGTACCACTGCCAACTGTCAAGAAAGTTTCGCGACCCCGGCGACCTGCCCAGCAACCTACAACGGCGGGACCCTATCTTCGCAGAATACAGGGGGCGGACTCCTTACCTGTCACTATACGGGGTGCTGTGTATCTAACTCTTGCTGCACCATGAGTTGCATCTCCAACCCTTGTTGCTCCACGTATATTGAGTACACCACGTACGTGTGGTCACACTTCTTGACTATCTTGCAATCAGTGGCGAGTACCGTATCGACCATAATAACAAGTTCCAACCTAGGAACCCTTACGAACACCACGGGTACCTACCCAGGGCCGCTGGTCAACTCTCTCAATGTGGTCACCCTTGGAACCCTCATCACCGCGAATGCCTATAGCGATACCGGATTCGCAGATCTTCTGGCCACCATCAACGACACCGCTTCCCCGACGCCCACGGGCACCGGGGTTGGCATTCTATTAGCACCAAGCCCTGCGCAACAGGGCACAACTGTTGGGCCGTTCACCGCGAGTTAGCAAGGGAGACACTATGAGCGACGAAAAAGAATCACTGAGATTCATCATACCTACGGAATTGCCGGAACACGAGATCGCATTCGTGATTGACGGTGTGGTGCAAGAGCGCATCTGGGTGCCAGACCGCTTCGCGGCGCTTCTCTTGAGCGAGCCCGTAATCACTTACACCAATGGTGTCAACGTCGTGGTCGGGGAGAGCACGTATGACCCCGAGACCAAGACATTCACACACCCTGACGGTACCACCGAACAGGCGAAAGAGTTCGAGATTTAATGTCCGATAGAAAAACGAGGCCATGGGACTTGCTACAGGCACATCTTCCCGGCGCTGCTCCGAGCCGTGCATCCGATGAAGACGCCGCAGCACGTTTAGCCATCTGTGCCGACTGCCCCTTCTACCGAAAGAAGATCGGACAGTGCAAAAAATGTGGCTGTGTAATGCCACAAAAAGTCAAACTCGCTGGCGCTGTGTGCCCAGTGGGAAAATGGGGAACCGTGGAAGCGGTCAAATAAGGAACTACAAATGACTGAATTCTATTCAATCTACAACAGAGAGAATGCTGGTGCCGAGGCATTGAAGCATGGTCTTACACAAGACGGCGTGCCCTATGAGTGGGGCGGTACGTCGCCGGGGATCGGCTTCGACTGTAGCGGACTTGTTATGTGGTCGTACGCTACTGTCGGCGTTCCGCTTCTCCGCACAAGTCAAGAGCAGTTCAAGGAGTTCCCCATAGGTCGGGGCACGCCGCTGCTTCCCGGAGATCTCCTCTTTATTCCCGGCTCAGACGGAACCGAGGCGGAACCGGGTCACGTGATGATGTACCACTCACCTGGCAAGGTGTTGCAGGCTCCTTTTACCGGCGAAAATTGTGGTGTCTACGATTACAACACCGATGTGTACGTGTACGCCACTCGCCCGGCCAACTTCTACGGTGCGGTCATTGAGGCCCCGACTGCCGAACAGATCAAGGCCAATGGCCTGGTTCATCTCGACAGCGCCGCCGCTGAGACCCTTGCTCTACGCAATGGCTACGTAGTTCGTGGGTTTGACGGCTCGACCTTTGTTCCGCTCCCCTTGAATGGTGTCGCAGTAGGCGTTGTCAAGTACGCTCCGGTTGAATTCCACACCCCCAAGCAGCACCCTAGCCCAAAGACGCATTAAAACCATGTTCTTCTCCTCCCAATTACCTTACAACACCAATGCCCACTATTTCTTCTTGACACCCCACTTCTGGGAGGGAGCGGCTGCTGCTGCCGTCGTCGGGGGATTCTTTTTTCAGTGGGTTTGGCCAATAGTCCACAAAGGCTGGGTCCGTCGCAGGAATTACATGACTCTCATCGAGGGCCGCGCTGAGATTCCTGGTGTTTCTCCCGCCCTTCCTCCTCTTCCCGACAGACTAGGGGGATTTGAGCATGACCTCAAAGAAGCGCGTTCAGACATCAGGGATCAAAATAAAGCCATCTATGAAATAAAGGAAATGATGGCCCTAGCTCTGCGCATCTCCGCCAATACCAACCTCAAAGTCACAGCCAATGGTGGCAACACCGACAGTGGCCCGGATGTCATGCAGCGTGTCGCTAAGAAGTTGGGTGTGTGGGATCACGAAGGAGTCCCACCGCTTTCTGTCGCTAACGTTCTCGATCTACACGACGTGCTCGCTGCAATCCACCCAGAGGTTGCAACGGAAACAACCGTCGTCCCTGCTCACCATCACGATGTTGCGGTTCAGAGTGGTGAAGTAGCGAAAGTAGAAACAGAAGCGGAGACACTGTAATGTTGCTAGCAATGCTTGCCGGTCTGTGCATGGCCGTACAGGACACACTCAACGCCCTTAAGGTTCAGGCACTTAGCCGCAACCATGGCTTCTTGGGTGGCATCATTGACACGTTCCTGTGGGGCGCAACGATAACCGGCACCACCATCGCTGTCTTCGCTTTTCATGGTGGTGCCTGGAGCCAGAAGGTGGCCATCGTTGGCTTCGTAACTGTCGGCACCCTGGTCGGTAACTGGTACGGAGCAAAGCTGGGTCAGAAGTTCGTTAAGGACACCGAGAACATCACTCAGGACTCTGAACTCAAAGAGTTGCAAAATCGTATCGAGCATTTGGAGTCGATTACCGCAGCAGAAGTTGGAACATCATAACCTTGGGAGGGGAAATGAACGTTGAATCAGCCGCACCTACTAGGGGTGCGTTACACGAGCATATATCTACGCCCCCGGCTCTTCCGATCTGCTTTGATAGCGCTGAGGGTGTTTCGCACCCATCTCAGTCGAAGGACTTCAATGGCCTTAACTTCGTCGCTGAGGTAAACACCTTGGCGTGGGGACAGTGCAACGAAATCTATCCGGCCCCCCATCGAGAAGAGATGGAGGTCGAGTGGGCTGACGTTAAGCACACGATTCCAGACATACTCTCTAAGTGGCGCAACTATGGCCTCTTCGGTACCAACATCGAGGGATGGTTCACCCTTGACGCTCGCGATACTGATTCGATACTTCGTGCCATTGCTCTCTTCGGGTTCGTCGTCGCCTACGATGGCAAGTCGGCAGCGGGCACTCTCTGTGGGTTCCATCGCAATCTAGGATTGCATCAGTTTGGCTGCACCGCTGGAATTCAATTTGGAAACCTTGAACTCACCGAAGTCTACGTAGTCATACCGACCATCATGGTCGAATCCGATCACCCTTCTATGCAGTACATCCGTTACGACACACTGGAGACCTTTTAATGAAGTATGGAAAGCTTGCACCCGTCCGCCCTGCTGGTCTAAAGGACCTTGACGCTTACTTCACCTCGCCACTGCCTGCACCACCCGCAGCGGTCAAGCCACCTGGGGTTAAGAACTGGGGGATGCTGGGCAATGGTCCTGACCCATCAGTCACATGGACCGGCGATGGCTTCGATAATTCGCAGGGTTGCGGTGACTGCACGAAAGCTGGCGAGGCTCACGCCTACGACGCGCTCACCTGGGATGAGGGCCTGAAGGAGGCTCTTCACCACCCATCATCTAACCAGGTTGTGTCCGCGTACTTCGCGGAATCGGGAGGCCAAGACACCGGGTTGGCGTGTGGAGACGTTCTGCAAAAGGCGTACCACGTAGGTGCCTTCGGTCAGAAGATCGACGGCTACGGCGTCTTCGACCACAACAATCAGTCCTTGATCAAGCAGGTAGTGGCGACCTTCGGGGTCGTGTACATCGGCATCCAGTGTCCTGCAAGCGCACAGCAGCAGGCCATGAACGATGAGACCTGGAGCGTCGTGCCCGGTTCGCCAATCGAGGGTGGTCACTGCATCATCATCGTGGGTTACGACGACGCGGAAGGTGTGTTCTACATCGTATCGTGGGGTCAGGTCTTCAAGGCAACCTACGCTTTCATCGCGAAGTACATTGACGAGGCGTGGGCACTTATCGCTCCCGCAATAGCGACAAAAGGCAAGTTCGACAACGTTGACCTGGTAGCTCTACAGGCCGATCTCCCCAAGTTCACTCAAAACCACGACATGACCACCGTGACGACCGATTCTCTCGCTGCTCGCGTGGAACACGTAGCCGAGGTCACACTGGCCGACGCTGAAGACGTGCTGCGTCACCTCTAAATGACGATACACATCCCTCAGCCAGGAGACGTGGGCTTCGCCTGTACCAAACTGACGCTTTTCCCTCCTCACGGCGAGATGGGGGCACTCATCCGTCTCGGTACACGGCTGAAGTTTGACAAGGCAACCTTCAATCACCAGTTCGTCGTTGATCGAGTGGTCGATGGTGTACCCTACGTCATTCAAGCCACCATTCATGGCGTGACAGACTCCATGCGTCTGGACGAAGTGGCTCCCGATGGCCTCTACGTACTTCTACCTCCTCCATCTTCAGTTGATATCGAGAAGTTCCTCTTCTTCTGCCGCCAGCAGGTGGGGGTCAAGTACGGTGTCCTGACCATAGCGGCTATGGCAATCGATGTCGTTTCGTGGCAGTGGGTACCAGCCCTTCGAGGTGCTCGCAAGAACTCGTTCATCTGCACCGCTCTAGTCAATGAAGGGATGCGGTTCGGTGGCTGGTACCACGAGTGGATTGATATCTACAACATCTTCCCCGACGAGGGTTGGGTTGCGCTAGTTGAAGACCTTAAAAAGTCTAAAATTGAAGAATGAAAACCGAGAAATCAAATAAAATTTGGAGTTGTGGGTGACGAAACAGCCAAAAGGACAGCGCATCCCAGATTTGATTGCATGGGCTCGTGAGATTTTAGATGAATACCCTGACGCGGAGGGTTCCCTCGTTCACGTTTACGACGCCACGGTGTGGCCTAACTACGTCAACCTTCCTACCTCCCAAGGAGCCTCCCATGAGTAGTACCGATGTAGCAGCACACGACCAGACAATCTCGCATCACTACGTGGTCCACTTCCCAGAGCATCCAGCCAGAACTGACGACCCCCACTACGTTGACTTCAATCATTACCACACAAAGACACGTCCGACAGCCCGTTGCGCCGTTGGTCTGATCGCTGGGTTCGATGACTGCCGTGATGTTAAGGGACAGCTTCTCGTGATCGATGAGAACGGCCAGCAGTCTGGTCTGGAGCTTCACCATTCCCACATAGAGTTCTCATTGCAGAATGGCATCAACCTATCTGCTTTGGAATCGGTGTACCCAGGCGTGTCAGACCCCAACGATCTTGGAGCATGGGTAGAATCAGCCACAAACTTCGAGTGGCTTTGCGTATTTCATCACCGTGCTGCTGGTGGTGCGCACACGGCTACCGCGAGTGATTGGGAAGCTGAGAAATTCGTCAAGGGTCTCATTTCAGCCTCGTAATGGACAATTGTCCACTCGCGATCTTCACCGAATGCCCCCATTGCGGCGGGGAAATGTCCGCAGAACATGCTCACTACAGGTGTCAGACCTGTGGTTGGCGTGACTCTTGTTGCGACTAAAGAGTGGATTTTTAGAAAGGCTGTAGTAAAATATGGGGTAGAGATAGCTCCGTGAAAAACATTATTCGCGTGGCCGTATCGTCACGCTCAAACCTACAGGAGTTACACCATGACCGTAACTGAACGCACCACCAGAACGTGCGATGAGTGCAGTGTTGCCGACAGCCACGCTCACCACATCCAGTTCATCG